GCAGCAGCCTCACGTTCCTTCATCCGCCTAAAGGCGAAGAGACCCATCAGGAGCTAGCGCCCTTCAGAGCCACGAAGTTAAGGACGATTGCCTCAGAAAGTGAACCAGCAGAAACATTTGCCACAGTGATCGCGAACGATCCAGCAGCAAGAGTGTTTGCCTGCACCAAATAGGAACCTGCGGTTCCACCTGAAGCATGGTTCACAACCACCACGTCAGTGGCGGAAACTTCGCTGTTAGTCACGGTGAACGAAACCTCAGCGGCAGCAGCCAGCGCAGCGTCGTTCATTGTGATGACACCAGTTGCTGCGTTAGCAGTCACGCCAGTGCTTTTGTTGGTCGCTTGGGTAACAGACGTACCAACGGTCGGGCCTACAAGTTTGCCCGCTGTTGCCTCAAAAATGGATGCCATGGTTAGTTACCTCCTCAATCCAGTGCGCTGGTGGTGGTAATCCGCACGATGCCAATGTTGTTGGTCTCGTACACCTTGCTCCAGTTACCCACGGTTTCCAGTTGTGCCCGCGTGGGGTTGGAAA